CAGGAAAATACTTCTGCATAAAATCTCAAAGGCCATTCGGCATGGTCCCGCTTGATGTATTCCCAAGAACCTGCAAGTACTTTGATCACAGCGTTTTGCCAACTGTGGTCAAGATTTGTTCCAGGATTTCATGATCCTGTTGGGCACGACCAAATTCAGCCTTGTGTGCCAGTTTGATAGCTCGTTTAAGGATGGCTGGCTTGATTTCCATTTCTTCAGCAATGGCCTTGACAGTATCGTTTAAGCCTTCAGTGAGTGTTTCAATCTCATGAGTGACCTGCATACCTTCGTTGATGATTTGCGTTAGTTTGGTTGTTTGTTCTACAGTAAATACACGGGTTGACATAAGATTCTCCTTTAAAAATTTATTATACAGTATTAAATGACATAAGTCAACACTATTTCGTAGTTGCAATTTCCTTTTGGAAACGTATACGCAGTTGTCTAATCAGGTCAGTGCTCTTAGTAAAATGCTCCTGGGCAGTGACCTTGTAGAACTGTGGAGGAACAAATCCACTCATCCGTTCAATTTCGCTTTGGCCAATTTGGGCAGTGGCCTGTTCTAGTATTTGACTCAAGCGTTTTCTTTTTGTGTCAGGCATTTCAGTTCTTGCTACCACAATATTCAATACTGAGGGAGCTGGTATTCCTTGTTCAATCAAGGTCCGTACTTCAGGATGTGATGCCAATCGACTGCCACAACTAACGGCCAACATCCTGAGTTGAGGATTTTTATCTCGGAAGTTTTCATACGCCCCGGGGGTATCAATACCAAAATTGACTCCATTGTTGCCAATCATGTTTACCACAGCATCAAAGTTTGATTTAAACGGTACCAGTTTAACTGGAATGCCATACTGCTCGCCAATCAATAACGCAGTCAAATGAGTGGCATTGCCAACTCCTACAGTTCCAACTATGATTTCTTGTGCGGATCTTAATCCAGATATGGTGTTACTGGTCGAAGCAGTTGACATCACAGTCCAGCAGGCATCTCCAAGGCTCCAGACAGGCACATAATCCATGGGCTTAATCCAACCTACCTCAATATTTTCCACATAGGATGCCGCAATAATTGCCAGATTGGTTTGTGGATTCTGTTCCAAATGCCTAACAGCAATCACTTGGTTGCCACCAGGTCTGAATTCAAGCATGAACACGTAATCTTGTTGTATGCGATTGGCAGTCTCGATAATCCTCAACACAGCAGGAGTTCCGCTGTGGCTAGCAGTATAAGGAGTCTGGATACGGATGGTTTCTGGCCCAGCATACGTCCAAGACGAGATTAGAAATAACAAAGAGATTGCAATTTTCATATGTTTAATTATACAGCAAATTGATAGAAAGTCAAATAAATCTTGGATTAACCCCTTGTACGATAAGTATTGGCATGAAAAGAGCCGTGGTGTGCGTTCCTGATCCTTGGAATTATTATGATCAATTACAGGATTGGAGCATAATGACTGTCAATCCAGATAACAGTGCATCAAGACAACAATACCTATTAGACAATAGTGATTGGAGCATGATGATTACTCAGGATGGCGTTGAATATCGTGATGGTGGCAATTATCCAGACGAACGGATTCTTGCTTATACTTCTGGTACCACCGGAGACAGTAAATTTTATTCATTTTCCCAAGCACAAATTGACCACTGTGTTAACTCAATTGTTCAATCGTATGAACTCACAGACAATGATTGCTATGTTGGCGTGATGCCATTATGGCATGCACATGGACAGGCATTTTATTGGGCCACCCAACAGATTGGTTGCGAAGCACATTTTTTATCTATAGCTAATCTTAGGAACATGCCCAACTATAGTCCTACTTTTATTACCGCTGTTCCTGATGTACTAAAGACCGTTGGTCAATTGGTTTTTGATAGCCTGCGTTTTGTACGCAGTGCCAGTTCGGCCATGCCTGGCAGGTTGTTCCAAGATCTTCGAGACCGATTCCAAGTTCCCATAATTGAAGCGTTTGGTATGACCGAAGCCTATAGCCATTGTTTTACCAATCCCTTACATGGTGAGCAACGCATGGGCACGGTGGGACTGCCTTCGGGTATTGACGCCCGGATTGACAATCAGCATTTGATGATCCAAGGCCCTGGCGTATGGACAAACGACTGGATTGATACCGGCGATTTGGCCGAGCAAGACGACCGTGGATACTATCGTATCTTGTGTCGTAGTGTTGATCAATTAAATATCCGAGGTAAAAAATTCAATCCTGTCAGTTTAGAATCTCAGTTGTTGAAACACATCGGCACTCTTGAAGCGTGTGCGGTATTTGGCAATCACGAACTCAACTGTGTGTATGTAGGTGATTGTGAGTCTAAAGAAATCCAACAGTTTTTACTTGGACTGGATCCACATCTTAGACCCAGGTTGTTAACTCAGGTTGATACAATACCCGTTCCAGATTCTGGTAAACTTTCCAGGAGTTTTTTACGACAACAGTTTGATTCTAAATGACTCAGCAAGTTTTCCAATCAAGATATCCTATTCTAGAAGCCTGTATGAATCGTGGCAGTACTGTAGAACTGGCTGTGGCTGTGCATGCGGCAGGTGGCTATCCCAGCCTGTGTTCGTGGACATACAATCGACACAGTCAGGCTATGCAACAGGATCTAGATCGTTTTGTAAAACTGACCAATAGTAATTGTATACATTTGAGTTTTGAACTGAATGAATTTGATAACCAAGTGGTACACGACATTGTTCAATCACACAACATTCCTACTGTAGAAATTATCTATGGCAAGACCAATATGTATCGCTCAACAGATTCTGAATCAGAACTAGAATCAGAGTTATTACGATTGCTTGACCCCTTAAAGGCCCAAGGCACTCTGATCTTTAAACGTGTGTATGACACAGTGGATCAAACTACTATGGATCGACATTTGCTAGATGGATTTTGTATCAAAGGTGTCGAGAGTGCAGGATTTAGTTCTTACACTCCTGTTAGAGAAACATTTTTAAAACAGCGTGAGCTGACTCCCAGTGCCATGCTAATACCATACGGTGGTGTAGGCACAGCCGACCAGGTTCAAGACTATATCAACCTGGGCGCTGAAATGGTTGCTGTGGGCACAGTGTTGGCACTAAGTGTAGAAAGTACAATGGCCACAGAAACTAAACTTGCAGCAATACAAAAACAATCCCAGGATCTAGTACAATCAACTCATGACTTTGGCGGAGTTAAACGCAAACAATCATCCTTGAAGTTTGGCAACTACGCTGGACCCGACGACGCAAATGGTACCATTGGATTGGTGCGTGGATTAAATGGTAAGCCAGACAGCCATGTTTATCTTGGACATGGTATCGACCATATCAAGGAAATTTTATCTTGTCAGCAGATCATACAACGTCTTGTGGAGAAAATTTAAATGTCCATATTTAGAACTGAACTTGATCAATTACGAGAGGCCGGGTATCAATTTGAAAAGAACTGGCAGGTGGTGGATCTGTTTGAACAAAAGATAGCAGGATTTTTTGGTGCTCCCTATGCTGTAGCCACAGACTGCTGTACTCATGCGCTTGAACTGAGTCTACGTCTATTAAATTGTTTCCAACTAGTAGTAGATATACCTTTACACACCTATATGAGTGTGCCCATGATGATGGACAAAATCAATCATTCATGGCGATTTAAAAACATAGCCTGGACAGATCAGTATCTGCTTGCACCATTGCCCATCATTGATGCAGCCCGGACGTGGAAATTGGATTCATATGTACCAGGACATTTGATGTGTTTAAGTTTTCAATTCAACAAACATATCCCAATTGGTCGTGGCGGTATCATATTAACAGACAATCTTGAGCAGTATAATCAATTACAAAAAATGGTCCGAGATGGACGTGATCGTAAGATACTATGGGAAAATGATGACGTTGATACTGCGGGATATCACTATTACATGACCCCAGAAGATGCTGCTCGGGGAATTATGTTGTTTGATCAATTGCACAGTGTTGCTGCTAACAAGACCTGGTCGTGGCAGGATTACAAACCATTGAACCAGCTGTCAGTGTTCAAGAACCGATAAATTTTCTAGCTGTAGATCCAATGTATCGACCTGGCACTGTGATGTTTTTGGCCACATTGGCAAACGCCATTAGTTCGACATTGTCAACAATGGTTGCGCGATTGGTCACAGTTGAACGAATATTAAACACACAGTTGTTTCCTATTAGAGATTTATCTGTGATCATAACACCTGGACGCAAAACACAATTACAACCAATGGTGCTATAATGTCCTATCATACTGTATGCACTTATAATACAATGACGACCGATAGTGGCTCCTAGTCCTATGCTACAAAAAGGAAAAATGAAAGTACCAGGTTGTATCACTGGTGCAGGACGGTTACCAACTAAACTTTGGTCGCTGATCACTGTGATTAGATCCAGATCGAGATCGTCTACTGTGTCGATGACGTTTTTTCTTTCTTCAAAATCGACACTTACAGAAACAATATACTGGAACTGGGAATCAGGATTGTTTAAAAAGTCTTGGGTTCCTATCACTGAGACTGAACTGGTACGAGAAATTTCTCCAACAATCTCATGAGTCATCGAAGATTCTGCATAGCCAATGACACGTATGGGTTTATTGTTCCCAATGATCATGCTAGACCTTTTAAAATTTTATAAACGTGCGTGTTTGACTGTTCACATACGTCCCAGAATTTTTGCGAAGTGACCAATTCGTGATTGTGCAAGGTACTTTCTAGGGTCATTTCATAAAGATCCTGTGCTGACCAATGGCGCAGTGATTTGATTAAGTCAACAATCTGTTCTAATCTAGTGAGATTCCCTTCCTCGTTATCAAAATCAAGATCCAGTTCTCCGTAGTCAAATTTTAACCCCAATTGACGAAACCATTTATAAGTGTGTACTTGTCCTACTGGAATAAATGCTGTACATGACAATAAACACTTCCAAGTTTTTTCTGTGACAAATGGTCCTGGTTCTACGTAAGTCCTGGTACCATTATCCATAAAGCTATAAAAATAACTTTCCATGGTAAAATTTAAAGCCGCTGTTTGATAAGCACTGTTATTATACGAATAATTTATGCTGTCGTCGTTGGGTAAACTTATTTTTTTACCTAACCATTGATCTTTAAACATTGTCATGTAATGATCACAAACTTCATTGCCGGACATTTGCCACCCGTGTACATGACAATCACGGTATGGCTCACAAGTCGATGACAGCACTCGATCTTTTTCATCAAGTATGTCGTTCAGAGCTGCAAAAATAATGGTCTTGCTGTGACGGAT